GCCAAGATTGTGAGCAAGTGTTCTTACTGCGCCATTTCCCGTATAAGTCACAATATCAAAGAACTTTGGTTGCTTGCGGAATGTCCATGAGGCAAAAGTGTTTCCGCTACCATTGACAGTTGCATTATTTCCAATGGTAAAACCATTAGTATTAAACGCTGATAATCCATTTGGTACTGAACTTTGACCATTTGTTGAATTTGAAATGAGGCTATTAGTTGCGCCTCTTGCTGTGTCATATAAGCCGTGATTTGAAACAATGTTCCTTGCCTTAAACCAAACTAATCCACCTTTGGTTGATAAGTCAATATTGTTGGTAATAGTGGCTGTTGCACCTGTGCCTGTGTAAAGGTATGTGCTAAACACCGACTCTATATAATTTGGCTCGGCAACAACACCTCCTCCGAACCCATCGTAACTAGCCGCACCAGAAGTTGCTTGTAATGGCATGGTTTAAGCCTTAAATTGTGTTACTGAGGCAAGGATAGTGAACGTAGCACTTCCCGTTTTAATTATGAGATACCTTATGGAATCAATTCCACTAGCATTTCCCGCAGTAGGCGCACCACCTAACCAACGTGTCGTAACACCAGATGTAGTGCCATCCACTTGCACAGCAGAGTTGTAGTAAGCAGTAGCACCTTGAGTGACCAAGAAAGCCACAGTCATTGATTGACCTGTACTCATTAAGGTATCTAGTGAAGTACCGCTAGAGCCTCTGAAGTTAACTGTCCAGTTAGCACTTGCGTTACTTGTGTAGTACAAAACTGATTGAGTTGTAATGTCGTAGTTAATCGTGCCAGTAGCGGCAGTTGCAGATACTGTAGCGACCTCTGCCGCATCGTTTAGGACAATGGCTTGAGCAGATGATGTGCCTGAGAATGTTTGTGTGGCTGTAAAAGTTGTTGCTGTAGCGGGGGCTACATAGTCAGTACCAGCAGTGGCATTTGCTAACGCGCCACCAGAATTGGCTTTAAGAATTGCAGTGCCAGAGGGTGGTGCTAAGTAGTCTGTCCCCGCAGTCGCAGCTGAAATGGCTGTGCCATTTCCTTTAAGAACACCAGTAACTGATGTTGATAAAGTAATAGCTGGCGTGGAAGTCGCAGTCGCTACAGTCCCTGCAAAACCATTGGCAGAAACAACGCTTGTGCTTGTAACTGAGCCAGACCCTGGGCCTGTGAATGCAATTTCAATAGACCCAGCGCCTGGCGTTATGGTCACACCAGACCCAGCAGTCAAAGATGCCTTGGTCAAAGTATTGCCGGTGCTGTTACCAATCAGCAGCTGGCCATCGGTGTAGCTTGTCTGGCCAGTGCCGCCATTGGCCACTGCCAAGGTTCCTGTAATGTCAGAAGTAGAAACAGTAATTGCATCCCATGATGCGTTTGTGCCATCGCTTTGCAGATACTTATTGTTGGCAGATGCTTGTGATGGCAAGAGATTATTCAATGCAGCCTGTGCAGTAGAAGCACCAGTGCCACCATCAGCCACCGCCAAATCGGTGATGCCAGTGATTGAGCCACCCGTAATCGCCACATTGCTTGATGTCAGTGGCCCTGTCACCCCTGCCGTTGCTGTGACTGCGCCAGTTAGTGTCGATGTCCCTGTCACCGCCAATGTCGTGCTTGCAGTAATTGCTTTAGCCGCTAGGGTTGTATTGTTGACTGTGGCTGTTCCTGTGGCTGCACCAATGTTGACAGCAGTCGCTGCACCGGCCAAGTTCAAAGTGGTCGCTGTGGTGTTAACCAGGGCAAAGGTGGTGGATGGTGTCGTGAGTCCCGTAGTGACAGCTGGCGAGGTTAGATTTGTTGTGCCTGTGGCTGTCAGCGTACCCGAGACCGCCAAGGTCTTGCCAGCGCCAACATTGAGGCCAACACTTGTGCCAGTGCCGGCAGCTGCAAAAATTGCATCGACCAAATCAAGGTCTGTGTTGACCTTGGTCCCCCAAGTGTTTGAGCTGGCCCCAACTTCTGGCTTGGTCAGCAATAGGTTTGTGGTTGTGGTATCTGCCATTTTTAGTCCTTAACCAAAAGTTTTTGCGCGAGTCAACAAATTGCCGCCAGAGGTCGAACCTCGGTCATCGGCCACTTGCAAGTCATTTAATGCGCGTTCATAAAGAGTCGCCCACACTTGAATTCTCGCATCATCTTGCAGATATGGTGCAGCCTGGAGAAGTGATCCATACAGATAAATGTCAGGACTCGATGTCAAAATAAAATTGGTTGCAACACTTACAGACAGTTTATTAAGGTTTGCAAAGTAGACAATTTCTGCCGTGTAGGATGCATCTGGCGTTGGCACAAATCTGAATTGAGTACCAACTACACCAAAAAACTTTGGCCTTGCGCTGGCCGTAAATTTTGTTGATTCCTCATCCAAGGCATCCATTGTCATAAAAGACAAAGGGGTGATTGGGTTTGTGCTGGTCAACTTAAATGCTTTGACTTCCAAAAAGTCAGTAGGCGTTGTTTCAAACTCTCCATCCACTGTCAAGTTTGACCTGGTCAACATCTGCCTGGTGCGCAGTGTTCTTTCAATTTGCGCCTCGGCCAAAGAGATAAAGTCAGGAATGACAGAAGTCAGGTCCGACCGATTAAGCCAGTCGCCAATGGATGTCTTCAGTTCTGCGTATGTAGTCAGTGCCATTATTGGGCCTCTTTTTCCATCTCTTCTTTCACAATCCAAGTGTGTTCATGGCGAAATTCAAATGTGCCAATGTGGCCAATTTCCTTTGAAACGTCATGGTCGATGTAGACCTTGTAACCTAGCTCTTGAGCTTTCTTACAAAAGAACACATCCTCACCCATGTAGCCCCGTGTGGTCTGCCACGGCATATCAAACCATGGCTCACTCATGCCCTCAAACACCTCGCGCTTGATCAGCATTATGCCAGTGCCAATGCTTCCCACCTCTTCTAATCCAGTGGATTCTGGCATGGTGTAGACCGCCTGGCGCTTGCCATTCTCGTCATAGTTCTGGGCCGTTGGGCCAGTGGGCATTCTGCGTCTGGCACAGTTGGCAGCCACAATCTCTTTGTCGTGCTTCAGCAGCCGCTGGACCATGTCCTGTGGAAACGTCATGTCCGAGTCAATGAAAAGGATATGGGTGCAGCCTTCGGCCATGGCATCCAAGCAAAGATCAGCTCTTTGGTTTTGGATGATCGTGCCTTGCATCAATTTCAGACTGATTGCGTCTGTGGTGTTGAGTGTGTGATAGGCCACCATATTCACCATGCAATAGGTGTAATTGGTGTGGACCTGATCACGGGCCGGTGTGCATACAGCAATGTAGTTCATACTTTCCCAGGGCGAGTTCTAAAAAATTGGTTGTCGGAGTCGTTGAGCCAGCGTTTCATGTACTCTTGGTCATCGATCTTGCCCTCGGCCTTCATCTTGTAAAAAAGGGATTCGGGGATGGATGCAATTAAATGCCATTCACCAGTCCAGTTGGCTTTCTCGTCTACAGCGTTATAGATGGCTTTGTTGGCCTCGATAACGGCAGTCACATCTTGTTGGGTCTCAATGGTCACATCGCCAGTTTCTGGGTTTTCATGCCAGATGCGTTTGATGCCTTGATCTTTGTTTTCGCTAAATAGTCTTTTGTGAATCATGTTAAAAAAAGGGCCAAGTTTCCCTGGCCCTTTCCGTTTACCTTCGATTAAGAAGTGATCAAGTCAGCGGCCAAACCATGGGCCAGTTCAGAAGTCACCTTGTGACCCCATTCCACGATCAGCATACGCTTTTCAGCATCGCCAGTCTTGGCCAATTCAACTTGCTGATAAGGACGCAACATAACCATCTTGGCGTAATCAGGATCGATCACCCATGCATCACGCTCACGTTGGAATCTGTTCGCAATAACTTGCACGTTTCCGAAATCGCTGACATAAATGTCAACGGCCCCGACCAATGTGGCAGGCTTTGCACCACCATCAATGTTGAAACGGCTTGAGGCAATACCAGAGAAACCTGACACGCGCTGCTTGTTAACAGGACCGCACATCAAAATCTTAGGTGTACCGCCTTGTGTCCACACTTTTTGAATCACATTCTTGAGAATGGTTTCAGTGAATGTGCGCACATTGCCATCAGTACGGGCGCTGTTTGGCAGCGTTGTGTAAGATGGATCAGTACCATTGGTCTGCTTGTCTGTGTTCGTCTTGATATACGCACCCAAAGAGGCAGTCACACGGGCAGTTGTCGAGTCACCAGCAACAGCAACACCGCCATTCAACATCACGAATTCTTGGTCGCGACGTAATTCCGCGCCACGCTTCGCAATTTGGTAGGCCAGTTCACTGCGACGACCTGCCTTGTTGACCACTTCTTCAGTGGCTGACAAGATGATTGTCTTGCGTGAAATCTGTGCATAGTTTTGCATACGCACAGTAGCAGTTACAGAGTCAAACGATGCAACATCGTCACCCTCAAGCTGTGCATTTGCGGCAGCTGAGGCAAGCGTATCAGTCTGATACTCAAACAAAGCATTGGACACGTTTTCACGGCCAATGTTTGAAGCATATGGAGTTTCTTCCGGTGCTATATTTGTGATGATATTGCTCAAATCTTCCCGAATACCCTTTGCAGAGTAAGTCAGGAATGTGTTACTTACGATAGCCATAATTTCCTCATTTCAATAAATGTTCAATTGCAGAAGCCGCATCATCGATGCGACCAGTTTTTGCAAGACGCTGCTTTGCTCGCACACTCTCAGTTGTTGTCGAAACCCGACCAGCTGCACCAGGCTTGGCTGTTCGTGGGCCATTGTTCACCACAGGCTTAATGCCTTGGCGCTTACTTACCATCTGGTCAAACAATGCCGCTTTGCGCAGCAGTAAAACCAGTCGGTGGTCGTAAACGCTCTTCAAGTCTTCATCGGAAAAGCCTGCTGCCTTCGCAGACTCAATCACCAGCGCCTTTTCGGCTTTTGCCTTCTTGGGGTCTTTCCAATCAGGTAAAGCTGCAAAGAGAGCTTCTTGCTGGCTGGCAAGTTGGGCTTCCATGGCGCGCTGCTGTTCATACTGGGACACTTGATAAAGTCGTTGCTGTTCGGACTGAATAGCACCTAATTTCTCTTGTCTCTCCCGCATGACTTCCTTTTGCCTCACCCATTCAATTGGGTCTTCGTGATAAAGACGTTCCAAATCGACTTGAGGCTCTGACGTTTGAAGCTGGGTTTGCAATGCTCCCAACAATTGAGCGTATTGCTCACGCTCGGCTCGGACTGCTTGCGTTTCTTGCTCGACTTGCTTTCGCACTTCGGCAATCTGCTGCGTTTTCCGAGTGTAGTCCTGAGTTCTGGAGTAGCCCTTTTGAAGTTCGTCTAGCGTGACAGAAACTTCCTTGCCGTCAACTTTGACAGTGAAAGTCTGTGGCTGTTCGCCCTCTTCGGTCTCTTCCTCTTCTTCGGACTGTTCTTCTGAGGTCTCTTCGTCTGGCGCGTCTTCCACACCAGACTCATCCTCCTCAGAAGCCGCTGTCTCGGTGTCCTCTTCGGACTCCTCGACTGGCTGCGTCTCGTCAAGTTCTGCTTGTCCCTTTTGGGGGGCTAACATTGCCGAGATAGCACTGGCCGCATCGGCCACATTCATTGATTGTATTTCTGCCATAGTATTTTCTTAAATTAAGGTTTTCTGTGATTTGCCAATAGCGTTCTGTGCAATTTTCCCGTTGTCCATTATTTTGATCAACTCTTGTCTTAGGCCATCAATGGCCTGCAACATACACCACGCTGTCTCGCGCCTCGCAGACTCTTCGGGTTTCGATGAACGAAATACCCAAAGTTGGTCGCCTTCTAATTTTGCAATTGCATTGTTGAGGGTTTCATCCTCTAGCAGCTGCTTGGCCTTTCGGCCTTTATTTACTTGGTCTTCGTTTGTCACTTACTGTGCCATTCCTTGAAAGGTTGATGGGGGCATCATCTCAGGCGCTGGTGGCTGCGGCTGGGACACAAACTGTGCCGCCTGCTGCTGGGCCAACAATGCCTGCTGACGCATTGCTTCACGATCAATATTCTGGGCCGCATCAATTTCGGCTGTACTGATCTGTGATTTGTACTTTAACTCAATTTCATACTTTTTGAGATACAAATCTTGAGCCATTTTGTCGCGGGTCAGATCGTCATCCAT